CCTGGCCGGAAGATGGCGTGGAAGTAAGTGACGAGGTAGCCAGTGAGTTCATGGCATCTCCTCCTGCTGGAATTTGCCGGGTTCCCGGGAATGACGGGCTTCCCGCGTGGGGAGATGTACCTCCACCCACGCATGAAGAGGTTGTTGCGCAGGCCCAGGCTGAAAAGCAGTACCGCATTGATTCAGCGAACGACCACATGAACGGCAAGCAGTGGCCCGGTAAAGCCGTGCTTGGGCGGTTAAAGGGGGAAGAGTTGGCGCAATACAATGCGTGGCTCGATTATCTGGATGCCCTTGAAGCTACAGACGTTTCCAGCGCTCCTGGGATTACCTGGCCCGAACAGCCGGTTGTGTAAACCTCCTTGATCCGCACCCCTTTTAAAACTACTGTATATATAAACAGTAAAATAATAAGGGGGAATTATGCCACGCCAAAATGATATCGAAACTGCCTTTAACACAGCGATAAATCATGAACCAAACGGTCGCCGCTCTGTAACTACTGAGGACTTCGTTAAGCATCTGGCCCGTGCTAACTGGGATTGGTCATTAAAGGAGGCGAACGAGTGGATAGAAAGCCACGTTTCGACCTTCAAAGACATTTCGACCAGTGAGGGGCAGGCCAGAACCTTCATGCTCTACAACCCCAATGGAGGTCTGTAATGGGGTTTCCTTCACCGGCAACGGACTATGTCGAGCGGCGCCTAACGCCGGAGCTGATCTGCGGCGTTGGCATCGACACTCGAATAATGGAAACGTCATCCGGGTTTGCGGTGATCGAGCCGGCCACACGACTTGTACAGGGTCAGGTTCTGCTGATCCTTAGTGGCGGGCAAACCCAATTTGCTCGGTTTCTGGGAAAAGCATTAATAACAGAGGACGGCGAGGCGATAGAAGGCGACGCAGCGGAAGAGGTAGAAGTAATGGGCAGGGTGACTTTCTTCATAAACAGCACAGACACTGATGATGAGTCTCCAGTGTAAGAAGCGGACTTCATCTGAACGCCGTGGAAAGAAAGACCTAATGGCCCTCCTCTAAAAAGTCTAAGGTCTGCTATGAGCGAGGAGCGGACATTAGCTCCTTACTTTTTGGCACCGAAACAGAGCGAAGCGGCATGTAAGCTGTTCCAGGCGGGCAGCGGGGACAACAGCAACTTCAATTAAAGAAATGCTCTAATTTCTAGAATATTTTTCGCGTGATACATGATAATGGAGATACTCAAAAATTGAACAGAAATGAGTATCTCAGCATGAATTCTATTCAGATATAAATTTTCTATTTGTGTATTCTCTCATCAAATCCATACTGAATACGCTCGAAGATGGCTAATGCCCCCTCTCTTAGTCATCATAATTCATGCCGCCAAAATACGACGGTATCATCATCAATAATTCAATCCTTTCTTTTTCTTTTCCGGTGGGATGACGACATGCAAATGGGTAAACATTGAGCAGGAATGTCTTTAGTTCTTCAAATGCCTCATCTGAATATATAGTTCCTGAACGTAATTCATTCATTATTGACATGACCCACTTTATAAATACAGTTGGCATCATTACATCAGCTATATCTTCCCAACCATCAATAAGGCTATTATTTGATTTTTTTATAATATAACTCCGGAGTGCTCGGTCACAGTTACCTCGACACGTCCAAAAAATATGTTCAACATAATCTGGTTCTGTTTTGTAGTCGGTGCGTATCCTTTCCCAGATGCTTATAATTCCCTTATCTTTTTGAGATAGAAGCTCTTTCTCGCAAACTTTGCATTTTAAGCTAGGTTCCTTGGAAAATATTTTTGCGGGTTTTGGGTTTTCTGTTTTCCACTCAGATAACGACTTGGGAAAGTACCTTTCGGCAATCTCCAGCCCTCTGGAAGAATGTAAAAGCTCCCTCTCTATTTTCTCCCTATCGAAAACCTGAAATTCAATCCGTCCCTTCAACCCCTCAAGAATTCCAGACAGACCTGCACTAGCAAGAGTTGAATAAAACCCGATAAACCCTTGGCAATTATTCGCCAGTACTCGATCAGTAATATTTGCATCATCTCCTGGATTGACTGAACTTCCACTATGAGCTTTATGCTTACAGCTTACCAACCAATGGATAATTGTTTCCCCGCCGACCCCAGTCCTTTTTTCTTCAGCTATAATATCAACACCACCGTCAGCACCTCTATCTGGATCAGATATAATTTTATATCCAAGAAAAGCTAAGAAGTCGCGAGAAAAAAGTTCAAATGTATCTTGCAGTCCTGTTGCTTTATGAGCCTCTGGTATTTCTTTGAAATTTAATACTGGCATATGTATGGGGTCCTTGAGATGTTAACGCTTATTTGGCGGAAAGAACCATATTAAAACACGGACTTTCTTCCTTTGTAAATTTAATATGTTAAAGAATCATCGCTTTTTTATAACGGACAATAGGATATTTAATTGTCCGGTTCTGGCACAAAACGGCCTTCGATGTAAGAAGCGGTGCGCACCATTAAATCTTACAAACGGATCGGTAGCGATGATGCCGCGTAGGCTAGACTACGTAAAGGAGATGATATGGTTCTTGGAAGGAACTACGCAAAGTTTTACCCATAGAAGCTTCGCCATTGTGTCTTTTTGACAATCGTAACTTGTTGATTAGTCATTTTAAAAAATTATAGAATAATGGCGAAAAAATCGATTATGTTACTGATTTCTCACAATAACACGCATGATTTAAAATCCCTCGGCGTTCGCGCTGTGTGGGTTCAAGTCCCACTCCGGCTACCATGGGAAAGCAA